GCTCTCGTCGCCCAGAGCCGCACCATCAATGGTACGGAACTGATTACCACTGTTGTTCAGGACAGCGAAGAAGATTATGGCCGTTACGGCATGATCGCGGAAGGTGCCCGCATCCCGGTGTGGAGCATCAAGGCCAGCGACCAGTCGGTCAAAATCTTCAAGTTCGGTGTTGGACTTGAATGGACTTACGAGTTCTCGCGTCGTGCTAGCCTCGACCTTGTTACTCCGTATGTTATGCGCGCTGAAAAGCAGACCAAGATTGCTCAGGTTTCGACCGCTTACGCTCTCATGGTCAACGGTGACGGTGTTCATGGTCCTGCTGCTACCCGTGCCGCTTCGGGCATCAACACGGATAACACGCTTGGTGTAACTGGTGTAGCCGCCGGTAAGATCAACTGGGAAATCCTGACCGCTTGGCTCGTTGAACGTGCCAAGGCTGGTGCGCCGATTGATACGGTTGCCGGTAACTGGGATACTTATCTCCAGTGGCGTCTGATGTTCGCTAAGCCGAGCATCGCCGAAGGCATGAGCCAGAGCGAAGTCCTGCAGCGCGCAGGTGTTTCGGCTGCTCAGGCTAACCCGCAGCTTGACTTCAACATCAACTTCGCTCTCGTTTCCGACGCAGCCCCGAACCAGCTTCTGGGCTTCTCGAAGAACGACACGTTGGAAGAACTGATTGAAAACGGTTCGGACATCGAAGAGAGCGAACGAGTAATTAAGAACCAGCGAGTGAATCTCTACAGCACGAAGAACGCAGGTTACCGCCTGATCTTCGGCGACACTCGCCAAATTCTTAACCTCGACGCAGTAGTTTAATCCCCAACAATAAGAGGGCGGGGCTAGTCCCCGCCCTTTTTCTATCAGGAGAGCAAGCATGATTAAGAATGCAAACAAAGAAACTAAGCAGGAAGAAACTAAGCAGGAAGCTCCTGCTCAGGTAGAAAAGGAAGTGGCTACCTACATCCAGGAAGAGCCGAACATGATCAAGGTCAAGACGACCGGAGATTTCGAGCTTTATGACGTTCGCACCCGCAATCGGTATACCAAGGATGATGCTGTTGAAGTCCGTGAAGGTGATCCCTTCGTGAAGACTCACATGGAACGTAAGAACCTCAAGAAGGCCTAATCCGTGATTGAAGCTGGTACGCGTTTTAGACATATGGTGCAATTCGATTCTGGTGCGCCTACCAGTGATCTTATCTATACGCTGACTCGGGCTGACGGAACCATTATCCTTACGGAGACGGTTCCAATCAGTCAGGGTCAGCTAAGTTACGTAATCGACATCCCCGCAGGAAGCAACTCTCTCGTTGCCCCGCTGTTCGAGGAACTTACCCTTGATTGGAGCTACACGACTGCTGACAAGGCAATCGACGAGTCGCTCTCCTACATCATTCACGCTGACATCGTATTCCCCGTAACCAAAGCAGGAGTGCGAGAACTTCTCGGCGTGAACGAAGATGAGTTGCCTGACAACGAAATCAATCTCTTTGAAGGCTACATGGCCTTCCGCAAATACATTGGCGAGTCGGTCGATCTGACACCTTATGAAACCAATGGTAGCTTCGATGCTTACAAGATCAAGAAAGCTATCGAAGCAGCTACGGCACTATCGGTGTTCAACACCATTCAAATTCGTCTGCCTAAGAAGTATGACAGCGGGACCAGCAGCTACGAACGCTGGACTTCCGTAGATTGGGAAAGCATGAGGTTGGCTCTTGAAGGTCACTTGACCTCTGCTCTGGAAATGATTGATCCCGACGCGGAGTTCTTCCCGCTGGTTGACATTTTCGTTCTATCTGATAGAGGTCCTGACGCAATTACAGGAGCCTAATAATGGCAGATAGCCGTTTCGACCTACCCACAGTTTACGCTAACCTAGTTGGTCAGATTACTGGTGTAATCTCCGATGCCAAGGCTGCGGGTATTAGCCCCGACTTGGAATACATTGCTTGGGATGCTCGTCAAGAAGTGAACGAACTTCCTAACCACGATCTAATCGGTGTAGCTGATTGGGCTTATGATGAAACTGAGGATCACCGCCCAGAGATTGAGTTCGCGGTAGTGCTGTCTGTTGTTCACGATACCAACCTGTTCCGAGAAGCAGAAATCCTCGATCTTATTAGAAAGAGATGCGTTGTGGATAGCGGTGCCACTCCTCGCTACAAGGTATGGACCGTCTACGACGACGATAATAATCCTTTTGCTCAGCTACAAGTGACTTCGTTCACCATCATGCCCGCCGGTCAGTCCGAAGCCAGAACTGTACGTACTGTAGGCATCAGTGTGAAACGAGCGGACCTTGCCAAGTAACGAGAACATCCGTCTCAACATCAACTTCACCTTCAAGGGAAAGAGTGATGCCAAAAGAGAAAGCCGTCAAGCCATTGGTATGGCAATCTCAGGTGTGGGATTTCGTGCCGCAAAGAATCGTCAGCGTAAGCTACAGGCTAACCTACAAAGAGATTTCGCGCCCATTGTAGAACGAGAGCTACAGAAAATGGCTCGTGACGTTGCCCGAATGGGAGTAGGGATCGCCAACTACCGAAACCCACCCGATGGTGTCCTCAGTATCGATGGGGCCGTCGCCAGCATCATGCAGGGTCAATCAGGGCCGATGAGTATCTCATCAATGACGGGGGAATGGGCCGCAAGGACTCAGTCCTATATGCGGTGGAAGTACAAGAAGTATGGCACTCGTAAATGGTTCAAGAACACTGGTCGGCTGCAGGATCAGCTAGGTAAGGTCAGTACGTACCGTAGCGCCTATGGTCCCATCAGCATCACCTTCAAACCAAATGGCATTACCCGAGGGGGTATGGCATCATCTTTGGGACGCTCCGCTGGTGGGCAGTCCAATAAGATCATGCTGGGAACCCTGAACGTAAAGCCCCTTCGTAGACTGCGGATGGGTGACCTACCAGGGATCGGTCAAAAGGCTGAATACAATCGCAACCTTCTGGCCCCGTTGGCCGACTCGATTGAGCGTAAGCTGACGGGCCGGAAGAAGTACCGTCCGGTAATCGAGCCGTTCCTCAGCTATTACATGGGAAGAAAGATTCCTAACGCGGTGTACCGCAAGTTGGAAAAAAGTTTAACCTAGAACAGCACCCCAAAGTCCCTGAAATTCATGGACTTCAATTACCGTTTCGCCGTTGATAATATCTCCACGGAAGATAGGCTCGTTCGTAATCAGACGACCTTTCTCGTTGGGAATACGAAGCTCACGGTCAAAGGCTTCTTGCAATGGCTCGTAGCTGGCGTAAATATCAATAGGGTCACCCATACCACCCTCTTTGGGAAGATTGGTGCGAGGATCAATAGTGCCTTGACTTCTTCTCTTGAGAGAGGCCACTACCGTAGCTTGGTATAGTTTGAAGGCTCGGAATGGATCACCTTGAGAGGTCTCACTTGGAGAATACCAAGCCACCATGTACTTCATGCCTTGAGGACTTTGGACCACCATTCCGCCTTTAAGAGGCAGATCAACAGGCACCTTCAAAATACGACGGGGAGCAGCCCATTCCAGTGTAGAACCAGAGGACAAGTTAATATCTTCAAGGGCACCGAAAAAACTTCCGCTGCCCTTGTCGATAACATCAAACTGGATGTCAAATTTTGATCTTGTGCTTCTCATCATCCACCGAAGAATTGGTTCAAACTTGTAACCGCCTCAGCAGAAGATTTCATCTCGTTCACGTTGATCGTGTCGGATTTACCATCACCGCCAAAGGCCTGTGACAGAATCTTTACCATAGTGTAGTGTTGCTGTAAATGACCGACAGTAGCCTCACCGAGACGAACCCTTAATTTGTACGTAACATCGTACCAGATTTCAGTCGCGGCGAGGTCAATGTATTCGCTGGGTTTTACTCCGTAGGCCCAGCAGACTTGGTCTTGGTCTGAGAGGGTGTCGAACCACTCTCGGAAGGGCTTGAGGACGTCGTCTTCTCCCCGCTGATTTCGGGATACTTTGCCACTACCGCCTGAATCTTCTCGGCGGTTTTCATAAAAAAATACGCGACATGTTCCAACGTCCAAGAGAGAACATCATCCATTTCGAAGATATCAATGTTGATGTCTTCGATAGGATCAAGGTCCTCTAGCTTTTCAATGGGCTTGTTGTTATCGGTGAAGAGACGACGAATGATGACATCACGAGTGGACTGATTCATCATGAT